GAGACATTGATGCGGTGCTCAATACCCTCAACCGATAGGTCTTGAGTAATGGCTAATGGTGTGCCAGATGTAAAAGTTTTAACGGCGGTAACCGTGTCACCAATTTCCGTTTTAGTGAGCGCGGTTTTTTGTAGGTCTGTCAGGGTAATAAAACTGGTAGAGATGCTGGTAAAACGTGGCAACGGTAATGGCACAAGTAAGTAACTAGCAAGAGTGGCAGCCTGCCCATCAGTGCTTAAAAGGCTGTCTGTGATTGCTTGTGTTTGAGTAAAATACTGGCTGATTGATGATGTATTTTTAGCGTTTTGTAATGTTCCGCCAACCTCAATAGTGACGTTGGCATTGTTAATTACTGGTGATTGATCAAACTCAACTTGTATTACGTCATAATGTGTGCCAGCGCCTGTGTCGGTAAATGTAGCAATAGGTGCTGAAAGAGTTGTGCCCGTTCTGGCCTGTGCGGTCAGCACGTTTGTACGGCTGCAAAAGATGCGACCTTGCTCTGCCTCTTGGATGCGGTTTAGGTAGGCGTTTACGTTTGTGCCACTAGCAATCGTGTAAGCGCCTAGCGTGGCTGTAGGTGACCCTGTAAGCGATGTAGTGCCTGTGTAATTTGCGGCGCTTAAAACGGCTGTAATGCGTGCTGATGAGGTTTGGGCGCTGGTGGCGGTTTCGGGCAAGAAACCTTGTGACAGCGTATAGATATCATCGGCCGCAAATACCGCGTATTGGGTTAAGCCATCCATTGTGTATTGCTGATTAAACGTGGTGATTTTGCCTGTAAATATGCGATCACCGTTACGGCTTAATCTGATGTCTCGTAGTGGTGCTAATCCCGGTTGTTCTGTGAGGTTGTTGTAGTACGGGCTTGAGGTGTTAAACGGGTCTAGGTTACGGTTTGTTTTCGGTATGTTAATTGACACCGCCATTTGTCCCGGCCCAAACACATCGCGCGGCCGTTTACGCCCTCGACTAACTGTTATATCTTGTACAAGGTTTGAGATGTCAACATAATCCGTGCCATCGCCGTCTAAGACGGCAGTGCCGTTAAGCGTTGAGTCATCCAAATAAAACGCTGACGAGTCGTAACCTGTGGAAAGTTCTAATAGGTAATCGCCACCAGAGATGACGGCTGCACCAGCCATTACCTAATCGCCAAATTAAGTGGGCCGTACACCTGCGTGTATTGGGTCAGACTATCTAAGACCGCTTGCCCTGTTTGCGCGTTGCTCATCACACCGTTGACGTTAATTACTACACCACCACCCGGTATGCCACCACCTTGTTCTGGTCTTGTGTTAATCGGTATGACTGATGGGCCGTTTACGGCAAGATCAAACGATGCAGCAATGCCCTTAATGTCTGGCAACTTGAGACCTTTTTTGCCAAGCCGTTTTTGTGCCTCATCAAACGCTGCCTCTATACCTTGCAAATATGATTGCGCGTTAGATACACCAGCGCCGTACCACTGTTTGGCTGCAAGGTTGCCAATTAGATCGGCAGCAACTTTTGCTGAGTCAACAAGTTGGTTGGTTTTAATAATGGCATTTGCGCCACCAGCAATAAGTTCTTTAGCAATTGCTGCACCAGACTCACTTCCAGCCTCTAATACGGCTTTTAACGAGTCTTGTGATAAACCCATTTTTAGCAATGTTTCTACGTCATCTGCATAAACCTGTATACCTGCAACCTGATCTTGTAAGCCTGCTAAAAAACCTTTGCCTGTCTCATCTCCGCCTGTTTTAGCATCAGCAAAACTAAACGCACTTTTTAGACCATCTGAAACGCTTTTACCAAAATTATTAAATGCGGATTGTGCATCGGCTAAACCCGTTTTTGCTTTGTCTAGCGCATCGTTTAATTGTTTGTTTAACGCATCGGCAGCCTCTTTAATACGGTCTGCCATTGCTTTAATTTTTGGGTCTGCTTTGGATGCACCGCCGGCAAGAGCATCAATCTTTGCAGTAGTTGTAGTTGCAACAATTCCCATTGACTCAACATATTGTGACCAACGTTCTGACTCTGTTGCAGTGCGTCTTGTTTGAGCCGCTTGCTCGTTCATAGCAATTGTTAAATCATCTATGTACATTTGGCTTGCTTGCATCTGCAAAGTTGTATTAATCAGATTGTCGTTAACTTCTTTCATTGCGTCTCGATAACCGGGCACAAGTTGTATGAGACCAATTGTGATTAACTGCAACGCATTGTTGGCGTGTTTAGCCATGTTGTTGTATTCGTGTACAACTGACGCGGCCCACAATTTAACGTATGCACCAACAATGCCCATGTTGTCCAGGAACACATCTAGAGCGCCGCCAAGACCTTGAGTGCCAAATGCTTTAATTGCTTTATCGGCTGCGTCTGGCAACAAACTTAATGCGTCTTTTACATACCCATTATTAATGATGGCGTATCCAATGGACTCAGTTAAATTATCCCAAACCGTGCCTAGTCGAGCCAACTGTCCACCAAACGTCTGTGCCGCTGCCGCTGACGCGCCACCAAATTGTTTATCTAACGTGGCTTGTACTTGGCTAAAGTCTTTAGTTTTTTTGATGTTGTCATCAAGAGGTATGCCAAGTTTTCCAAGTGCGGCAAATTGGCCCATGCTGGCTTTAGCCAATGCAATAGAAACTGACTCTAAATCTTTTCCTGTAGCGGTGCTGATATCAAGCGACAAACCCAACAAGTCTTGTGCTGTGGAGAGATCGCCAGTTGACCTAACAAGATTGCCAAGCGCAACTCTTAACTGATTATCTGCGACACCTGTAGCCAATTCCATTTGGCCAATAAAATCCTCTGTGGCTTTAGTAGTTTTTTCGCTCGCACCAATGGTGTTGTATAACTGTTTTTCTAGCAACTCTTGAGAGCGTTGATCCTCTGCCGCTGCCTTGACCGACAAACCAAGACCAGCAACAACGGCTGTAGAAACGGCAGCAAATGCAGCGCCAACCAATACGCCTGTTTTGCCAAACTTGCCGAACGCTTTTTCGGCTTCCTCAATACCTTTATCCGTAAATGCTGTAATGATTGGGATGTTAATTGCCATAGGTAAACCTGAGGTTTCTGTTGATTTCTTTTTCTACATCTTGTATTACTTCATAAACTTTTTTGGTGACTGGTTCACGGCCACGTTCTACGGCTTTATCAATGGCTCTTGGTTCTTGCCCTGCCTCAGCGTTTAGGTTAGTCACAAATGTTGAGTTGCCCGGATTACGGCCAGCGTGATCATAGATTGCACCGGCAGCATTGGTTTGTTGGATAACCATTAATTGATATGGTTTTGCGCCGTAAACAACTTGCTCTGTGTAACCGCCTCGATCAAAATTGACGTACCTTTCTTTGCTTCCACGCGCACCTACTTTTACCTTAAATCCTGATTGCACTTGATCGGTTCGCCAACTGGTCTCTCGCCCTTTAATAATGTTGCCGCGTATCATGCCAGATAGAGGTGCACCGTTGCCAAGCGAGTTGTCAAAAAATGCAACCATTGATCGAGCATCGTTGATGATGTCCGCACCAGCACCTTTGATGCGTTTAGTTATTTCGCGTCTAAACTTTGGGTTAATTTTGTTTAGTTCAGCCAACGCCTGTTGGATGCCTTCAATATGTACAGAGGTAAACGGTGCATTAGCCATTAGTGGCCGCCTCGTTGTTTGTTGAGTATCTCAATTACGGCGTTCATATCATCTGCCTCAAATGTAACCTCTGACGGCCAGTAACCTGTGGCAACAACGATCTCTGCCAGAGCGCGCCTTACTGAGCCGTGACCGCTTTTGGGTCTTGTGTCTCCAGTACATCAATGTTGGCTAGTAATGCAATGTATTGATCAAGTGTTCCGGGCACGGTTGTACCAGATGCACGAGTTGCCTCGTAACACAAATATGCCAAATCCTCAACACCAATACCTTGTGCCATCTCTGACGCTTTGCGTTTGTACTTGCGTTCCCATGCAACAACGGTTGAAAGATTGGTTACAACCTCATTGATTGTGCCATCGTTGAACGTGGCTTTAAGTCTTAATTGCATCTTGCCTCTTTCGTGTCGGGCCGTTGCCGGCGAGAATTAGTTACGCGATTGCTACTGAGTATGCGCCGCCAGTAAATGTGATGTCAATGGTATCGAGCGCGCCAAGTTGACCGTTAACGATTGGTAGCGACTCCATGTATGAGGCTGTCAATGTTGACTCTGGGTTAGTTGCTGATGTAGCAGCGCTTGTTGGCTTGACCTTGACAGTTACCTGTGTACCAACAAGAGTCTTGAGTGTGGCGTAAGTTTCTGATGCAGCAAACGAGTTATACATTGTCACGGTGAGCGTGCTGTTTTCTAGGCCGCCAACGTATGAGCGATTAGTCTGCCCAAATGCGGTTGACTCAAGTGACTCGATCATGCGAGTAAAAACTGCTGACGTGCATTGATCGCTCATATCAACGCTGTTGATCGTGACTACTGG